ATGACTCATGATGTCTCTAGTGGGTACATCAAAATGATGGCTTACTTTATTTAGAATTACATCCTCCGGCTGATTATCCGTTTTGTGTATGTATTCATAAATCTTTGTAAACTCAGATCTTTTGGTTACGTGTACCAAATCAACTAAATCTTTGAATGTATATCTCATGTTCGTTTAGGTTTAGGTCGTGGCGGGTTTGCTTGCATTTATCCCCCGCCACGACCTTGGTTAATGTTAGAATGGTAAATCGTCTCCAGGATCTTCAGTAGCAGGAGCCGAATATGAATCTAATTTCTTCACGGCACTGACAGCCTTCACTTGTGGTAGGAAAATGTCGTTGAGGTGCTTTTCAAAGAACTCTTGACGTTCTGAGTCATCCCAAACAACTTGACCTTTTACCTTTATTTGTTTCATCTCAGGCATATTGCCGGGGTTGTCCTTGGTCCAGCCCCACTTGATGTCCTCCTGTCCGTGACGGAGGTAAAGCATTGTGCGTGTCTTGCCATCAATTTCCTTAGACCACGGGGTAAGGGTAATTTCCTTTCCGGCATCGATGTTAGGCATTGATAAGAAGAATCCTGATGAGTAGCGTGATGACCATGGCATTTGGATTTGATATTCTTCATTTCCATCTTTTAAAACAACGCACAGCTGATCGCCGTAACCTTGTTCAGACACTCGCTTGAACACATCCACGATGTAGCCAGAAAGCGAAGAAAATCGCTGTTCGTACCACACCTTAGTGCCGTCCTTGCTATTACACTTAATTGAGCCAGCTGTTCCCTCAGGAACGCGCTTGGCAATCTTACCTCCAGATATGCTGAGGTAAGTACGGTTTGATGAACCACCTTGATTTAATCCCATAATTTTTATGATTAATTAATTGGTTATATTTCGCAAATGTAGCATATATGTTTCTTTTGTGCAAGAAAAAAACTGTTAAATTACTCCCAAGCCTCTTTATATCCGTTCGGGTGTCCTGCCTCCTCATTCCATTCCTTGACCTCCTTGGAGTCTGTCCAGCTCTTGTTCGGTTTTATTGCGGTTGGCTGCTTGATTTCAGACTGTACATACTTTCCGTCTATGGCCTGTTGTAGGTAGTCAACATTTTCAAATGTGAACCTGCGAGTAGACCTTACAAGTTCAAAGTCAAAGAATCCCTTGATCCCTACAATCTTCTGTCTGCGGATCTTCTTAGAGTGAAACTCACACAGTGGACTTTCCGGTGCGGTCTGGGCAAGCGGACGGTGGTAAATGATGATGTTGTCCGCCTTGTTGTTCCACATCGCCCCATCGGCTAGGTCAAACACCTCTGGGCATGGATAGTTGCCGTCGTCTCCCTTTCTCATCTTGTGCGGGTGGACCACGATGTCAAAGTACACGTTGTTCTTACGAGCAAAGCGGGTGCAGTCAGACAGGAAGGTCTCAAGGTACTTGTCGCTACGTCCACCACCCTTAGTGTAGTCATTCGCCATTTGGTTGAATGGGTCGATGATCACACGGTCAACTCCGTGTTTGATAATCATGCTCAAAAACACCTCCTTCACATAATCAGGCGTTGGGCTTACGTTCTTGGGGTACACCATGAATATGTGTTCGCCAATCATCTTGTACACCTTCATGTACGCATCATAACTCGGCCTATTGTAATTGCTTGGCGTACAGTCTTTTCCAAAGTAAATCTCTACAAGGTCGTGGTAGAACTGTTCTGCCGGCAACTCCTCCGGTGTAAAGATTGCCACCTTCTCTCCAAACCTAACCATGCGGAATATCATCTCCCACTTCATGAACGATGACTTACCATAGTTTCCTATTCCGGAAACAATTGTTAATTCGCCTTTAACTCTTTTGAAGTGCTTGTCTAGTAACGGAACACCCAGTGGCATGGCTGCCTGATATCCCTTGAGGTAAATCTCGGAGGCCTGTTCCATTACCTCCTCGGCGTAGATTACATCTTCCTTACTTATCTCTTCGAGGTCTTGCTCGGTGAGTTCAATCTTTACCTCGGTGTGGTTACTCTTTGTAACCAGTTGGTCCTTGGTAAACTCAGCCGTGTTCCACTGATTCATATTTGCGCGGTAGGCGCTACGGATTGCTTGTCGGCACTCCTTCTGGCTGAAGCTAGAGTCTGGCGTGACGTGCATCATCATAAGGTTATAGCACGTATCCTCTAGCATTCCAAACCTACAGCAGCTTGCTGCCAATTTAAACACAAAGTGATTCCTTTCCCCCTCACGGAACGCATCCCCCTTGGATGTCATCCACGTTAGCAGGTTTTGGAATATCTTGTCGTCGTCATTAACCGTCTCTGTAGTTGTCTGTTGAGGCAGCCTTCTGTCGGACTTCTTTACGGGCAGTCTTGTGTATACCTCTGCGTTTGGGTTGTAGTAAAGTTCAGGATCATAAGACTCGAAGCACAGACGGGAAACATTACGACCAGTCTTGTCAATGTGGGACATCTCCACCATTAGGGCATCAAAGTGTTCCTTATGTTGGGTTTTCCACTCAATTTGGACCAAAGCCTTCAGTCCTTTTCCAGACGGAGACAACCAAACTGCGGTAATGTAACTTATAGCGCACAATTCATTTCTTTTTTGGGTAATATTTGTCACATTATCGAAATCAAGTACGATATATCCAGAGTGTTCGATCAGCTCAGAGTCCTTTCTCTTGGAAAAAGTACCACTGAAACAAACGGCAGGAAGTTTCTTTTTTAACTCATCCGCCTCTTTCTTGGTTTTGGCTTCCCTCGCCTTCTCAACAAGTGTCTTTGATTTTCCAGCCCTAATTCGTTCAAGTGCGCCCAGCACACTAATTTGGTGTCCTTGCAGGTCGTTGAAATCTTTGTAGATAGATACCTTACCATTTATTCCTTGCGTCATTTGGATCATAGCTATAGTTTGTTTGTTTTACATTCGTTGTTGTCGTTTCGTCTTCCCACCTCCTGTCGCGAAGATAGCGCACCGGATCCTTCCAATACTTCTTCTCGCGCCCGTTCTTATGGTTCCCCATGCCTTCTACTGCTAGGGTTCGGTCCTCATCAGATAGTCTGTTCCATACAGCAAGGGTTTGTTTTTTGTCCACCTTCTTGTCGTAAGCGATCCAAAAATCCTCAAATGCGTATTTGTATGTTTTTGTTTCTTTGTAGATGTTTGTTTCTTTATATATATCGATGTTTTCCGACTGACGGGAATCTCCGACATCGGGAAAACCCGATATCGGGAAATCCGCATCTCGGCCAAGTTGAGGTGCGTCATATACAATATGGTTCCAACCAACCATTCTGTTCGTAGTAGCATCCACTTGACGGCAGCTTAAAACATACCCCTTCTCTTGCAGGGATTTAAACACTCTGTCTACCGCATTTTTACCATCGGGCATTTGATCGTAAAGATTCTTCTTGTATAGAACCCAGTTCTCCGGAAGGGAAAGAAGGAAGCAAAGCATGCCCTTCTCCTCCATTGTAAGCTGCTTGGATTGTGAGATTTCATTTGGGATAATCGCAAAGTCATGCTTGCGTTTCCCCTTAACAATTTGTCCTGTATTCATAAAATAAAAAAAGCTCGCAAGAACCACTTTGCGAGCTTTTGGATTGGTAAGTGCAAATCATTTACCTTCCAACCCTCGTTTACTGTGGTTCGATAGCAAACGAGGAGTGAAATATTTCAGCAAACATAAAACAAACACGCGAGGCTGTCAAGTGTTTTCTTCATTATTTTTTATATGCCATGTTTCGCAGTCCCAGCACATATATGGATATTGATCGTAATCACAATGTTCTTTTGCCTCATTTCGAGTCTTATAACACCTTTTGCCACAGCCATATATGGAGTTTTTAATCATAAATCCAAGCGATATAATGACGAGTATGATTGAGCAGATAAACATAGTGCAAATTTAAGTAAAATAGTGTTGTTTACAAGCAAGAACTTGACACTGTGTGATTTTTTTGTATATTTGCAGCATGAGTAATTTATTTCCACCCGACCACCGGGTGTTTATCGAGATAGAAAACAAAACCGACAAACAGATTGACGCGGTAATAACCAAGGTTGGAAACTTTTGTGATTTTGAAGTTGGACAGCGAATCTGTATTGTAGGAAAAGTAGACAAAGTTGAACTGCAAGATGTTACAGAGTATTCTGTACACGAGCGATATATAGTTATGGTATATGAATAACATTCAAAACTGGGATAGGGCTATACTTATTCTCAATACCATGATCGAAGAGAAGATTGAGATATATGAGGTTATGAGGATTTTTACTCCTATGGCTACTAAGTCACGAAGAAAACTTCTTTATTGTGACCCGGCAATCAGTTCTGAAGATCTTGATCAGGTTGAGAAGGCCATAAAAAGATACAGAGAAACAATGAAGGAGATATCTGAAACAAAAGTAGAGACTAGGATCAAGAGATCTTCCTTCTTCAAAACGCTTCAAGAGCATTATGATCAGAACAAAGACAAAAAATAACTACCTAAAAATCATAGAGGTATACGAATACTACATCCGAAGAGAGCAAGTAGATCCGGTAAAAGTGGAAGGATTGATGTCTGACTGGGACGCCGTGAAGGTGTTTGGAAGCTACTCATCCCTACGCAGGTGCGTGAATAAATTAAAGAAAAAGATTCCGATTGGAAAGAAGAACTTTGACAAGCAGAAACAAGTGCTAGAGATTTACGAACAAAAATTAGCGAACAAATGAACTTAAATGGGATTGACCTAGAAAATTTGAGACTTGTAAATGGGGAGTGTATTATTAAACTTCACTCGCTAACAGAAGATGAAATCGATTTCAATGGAGGTAAATTGAAGATTGTAAACAAGGTAAAAAACTACATTCAAGAAGTTGACCCACAATATATGTTCGATCTTGTGGATGGCATGAAAAAATCAAGATACAAGGATAAATCTTTGGCTAAAGAATATACCAGGATTGTGGCAGAGTCTCAGAGAGAAGCCGATGAAAACAAAGAAGATATCCAAGGTAAACAAGCTGTTAGGAGAGGCAAAATAGTTAAAATAGCAGAAAGAGATCTTAGTTATCAAGGTTGGGATTACGACTGTGAATTTGACGCTGTAGAGGGAGACGATGTTTGGTTTGATGCTACTTTTACTCGTGAGATGATTACAGAGGGAGAGGGAGGATGCATAATTGACGGAAAGGTTTACTTGACTATTTCAAAAAAATCAATTTATGCAGCCAAGAGAGGCGATGAAATAATTAGTTTGAATGGATATGTAATAGGTAAACTACTTGGAAATGAAAGAAAATTTGGTTCAATCCATATGGTAGACAATGACATTCAAAGGGTTGAGGTAGTTGTGCCTAATGCTAGAACCCCCCGTTATGCAAGCCCAGATGTATGGACAAACACAGAGGTTAAAAAGGGAGATGTAGTTTGCGTAAAAAGTGTGTTTGCAACTAAACTCGACCCAACCCTTGCAAAAACAACAGAATATGTTCGTTTTCAGCCACGAGTGATAATGGCATACGAAAGATGATAAAACTTGACTTTAGTAAAATATCGTACAACATTGAAGGCATCCCGGATGACGAGTCGGTGATTTACCGCTTCTCGGACCTGGCTAGTCAAGCCCATATTCTCGACAGGTCTGACGACCTTCCTGAAGGGGTTAGCGCTGACAAGGTTGTACGCTATCTAATATATATGTTCGCTCCAGGTACTCCCGTTAAAGATGCGTATCCGGACATCAATCAGCGCAAACGATATACGCTGAACAAACTCAACATCATGGTTGATGATACGGATATGGAAAACGGGTACGCCCAGCTCTGCATGATGAATGTGGACTGGGCGGTGGAGCGCTACATTACCTTTACTCGTTTACAGTGTTCGGAAGATTATTCCATTATGAGTACGGCTGATATCCGAATAGCCGCCTTGCAGAGGGCGCTGTTGACTCAACCCGTAGACAGATCAAACGACGATAAGAACTTTCAGGCGGGTCTTGAGAGTTGGAGGCAGACCCTTGTGGATGCTCGGACACGAATTATGAATGATGAGGTTAGCATTACCTTACAGAAGGCAATTACGTTTTCGGTTCGTGCAGAGAACTTAGGCATACAGCCTGAACACTACTCTCGTATATGGCGTGAGAAGAAAGAAATATTCCCGGAGATTATACCATAAAGTATTATACCATGAAGTACGAATACGAGGAGGAAGATAAATACGTTTCATTCCATGAGGATGACGATGAATTAGATACCATCCGCATTCCTCTTCCACGCCTTGAGGAGTGGTATTCCCGCCAATTAAAGAGAGAAGTAAGTAGAGAAGAAGCCCTAACTTATGTTGATGGATATGGATTGAACCCTAAGGACCAAAAGTTTACCTATCAAGAAATTCCTGAAAAGATAAAACTCATCTATGAGGTTGTTTTCAATAAGAAACATGCAACCAACAAGTCTAAGTACAAGGAAGTTGGAGACGTGAGGCTTGAGGACATTTACGAGGAGATTGAGTCTCATCAGAAGTATTATGCAATGGAGATTGAATGGATCAAACTCCAAATCAAACGCAGATACGTTGGGTATTGGTGTTTCATAAAGGGAAAGCCTGTGTATTTAAACGGAGCAAATTATTTTTTTCTAAACTTTTGGACGGTAAAGAACTTTGGAAAGAACAACAATAGGCCAGACTACCGCGATTACCAGCGCAAAATGTTTCATTTGTTTATGTACGCATACACGACAGAGGATGCATTTTACAAACACAAGATATTGTATAGAGAAGATGGCGTAGTAAAGACAAGGTATTCAAATCAAGACGTCAAAAGTGTTGTAGACGACATGAATGAACAAGGCTTTGAATACTATGTTGAGCCAAACGTAAATGTCACTGTAGGCAAAGGAAAAAGGACCGTTCACGGAATTAACTTTGTATCTGGACGTCGTATTGCCAAAACAGCAATTGCTTGTTGCTTCTGCACTTGGGGAACACTCAATATGCCGGATCAAACCTTTATCATCCAAGCGATGAATGAGGATCAGGCAGTAAATAAGATATTTATAAAACAAATTCAAACACCTGTAAGCAAACTTCCCTTCTTCTTTCGTCCGCACTATCGTGGTCGAATAGAGGCGAAGGAGGGTTTGCGTTTTCAGTATGAAGGAGCAATCGCATCAGCAGCAAGGGCTGGAATTGTCCCCGAACAAATGGAGTGCTTCATTACGCCACTCCCGTCAACGGAAAAAGCGGCGGATGGAGAAGCGGAAATCGCATTTGTTTACCGTGACGAGCCAGCGAAAAAAACGGACGCAAAGGCGGCGGACCAAAACATTCCGACGTGGTGGTACAACACGATGAAACCCGCCATCGAGCGCGGGGAAAACATCCGAGGTTTCTGCATCATGCCATCTACCGTTGGCGACATGGATACAGGAGGTGGAGCGCAGTTCTTTGATATTGCCAATGACTCGCACTTCTCTGACCGTAACGAGAACGGAACTACTCCTTCTGGACTAATTAATTTCTTCCTACCTGGATACTATGCGGTAGAAGGATATATCGACGAATACGGTGCGAGCATTATCGACGACCCCAAGGAGCCTGTAATGTCTAACGAGGGCAAATGGATTACCAAGGGAGCAAAGTCTTATCTTCTAAACCAGGCCGATTACTTCGAACGTAAAAGAGAATGGCAAAAGCTGATTAAGTTACAGCAGAACTTTCCAATGAGTTGGAAGCAAGCGTTTGCTGTAATACCCAAAGACATGGGTATGCCCATCGAAAAGATGCGTGATCGCATATCTGAACTGAAGTTTTCAAGAACCCCAATAAGTACCAAGATAAACTTCAAGTGGATTGGAGATAAATTTGGAGGGGATGTTTATGTAGACAATGATCCCAAGGGAAGTTGGACCATGACCTACTTGCCACCACAGGATCAAAGAAACAGAAGAACAGTTGTAACAGCAGAAGAAGGATACATACCTCCAAAAGAAAGGGGGCCAATATACGCTCCGGATCCTTCGGTAATGAATAAGTATTTCCTTTGCTGTGACCCGGTAAAGTTCCATAAAAGAAACACGGTAGGAAAAAAGAAGTCAAATGCGGCGGCAGCGGTTTTCTATAAACGAGATAGTCAAGTCGATCCAGACACCAAGCCAAGAAACGAATGGATTAGCAATGATTGGATACTGATTTACAATAGACAAACTGAAGACAAGGCTGAATATCACGAGGAATGGCTAAAGGCGGCAATATTTCTTGGGGCATACGTTTACCCTGAATGGCCAGATGGAGAAGCCCTTGTTGAATATTTTAGAGACAATGGATTTGATGGTTATCTTTTGAAGGATTTGGGTTCTGATGGTAAGCAGGAGGGTAGACCTGGTGTTTGGGCTGGCGAAGCAGAAAAAAACGAAATGGCTGGAGACATTATGACATTTTTTAATAACAATGTTAAGTATGTGAAAATGTGGGAGATAGTTGAGGAATGGAGTCAAATGAGAGGTCTTGATGACTTGACTAACCATGACTTGTGTGCAGCTACCGGATGGTGTATGAGGGCTATAAAAAGCAGGATGCCAGACCTTTACAAGGAGGTATATCAACCCATAGAGATAAAGGGAGGTTTTACAATGTTTGATGTAGCATGATTGTTTTCAACTATTTAATGAAAAATTTACTACATTTGTGCTGGTAAACTAAATTTGTAAGATATGATATTACCACAGATACTTGGTAGTATGTTGTTCCCAAACGACAACATTCCGGAGGTTGATAAACTAAAGCCAGAATACGGCTTGCGAGTTGCTCGTGCTTTATATACTCGTTTTTGTGCAGGAGGAACATATTTTACGTATACTCAACTTCCTGAAATGCAGGAAACTAGAAACTACGGTGCGGGCAATCAGTCCCAAGAAAAATACAAAAACTGGTTTACCAACGGATCTCCCATCGGCACGAAGGGGATAAGTCAAAACGAAGCAAATGGTACTTCCAAGGGAATGAGTAAGGCTCAGAGAAAGGCCATGGCTAACATTAGTTATGACATTTTCTCTCCAATGCGAAAACTATCGAATGTTCTTCTATCAATTCTTTCAGATAACGATTATAAACTTGATTGTGTTTCTCTTGATAAAAACATCATCAATAAAAAGAAGCGTAAAAAATACGATTTGTACGCTAAGGCGAATTATACAAACCCTTTAGCACGAGAGCTTGGTCTTCCTGAGTTCAAGTTGCCTTTTGTACCCAAAGACGAGACCATGCTTGAAATGGCGGATCGTTTAGGTTTTTTCAAAAGCAAGTATGAGGTAGCCTTGGAAAAACTTGCTGAATCAGGCTTCAGGGCCTCTAACTGGGCTGGAGAGCGAATGGAGTTCAATCGCGATGCAATTGACTTCCATTTCCGTGCAGCAAAGATTTACAACGACCCTATTACCGGTCAAGTTAAGTTTCAATATGTTGACCCTGCTCGAATGGTTATGCTTTGGAATGAAGACAACCAAGAGGAGCCTGTTGCTATTGGTCATATTGAGGCGGAAACTATACAGTCTATTTTTGATAAACTTATAGATGCTGGATTTAATGAGGCGCAGATTCAAGCTATGGCTAAATCATATGTGCCTTATCAAACGAACGTATCAACCATCCCTCAGTGGGCCTTTGAACGCAAGGACTCCACTACAAATCGTTGGGTGTGGATGGATTTCAAGGTTTATGTTTTGAAGTTTGAGTATTTGTCTACCGACTACAAGCAGTATGTAGAGCGTGTAAATAAGCAGGGTTATGGAAGTTACATCCGTAATAATAAGCCGGTAGAAGAAAAGAAGAAGAACCCAAACGATACCTACGACGAAGTTTCTTGTAATTATTGGTATGAGGGTTCTTATATCATCTCAGGAACCGGTCAAGATCGCATTTACGAGTGGAAGAAGAAGCCTAACCAAATGCAGAAGGGCCTTTCTCCAATGAGTTCATATGTAATTCATCGAATCAACGGACAATCTCCTACACGCAGCGTGAAGGGATTGCTTGATGATTTGATGTTTGCGGTATTGAAATTACGTGCGGCGGTATGGGCTGCTGCTCCAAAAGGATATAGAATTGATGTGGGCGAAGCCGCCAACATCAAGATTGGAGGTGTAGAGTACGACTTGTTCGACCTCATGCACATCCACCGTCAGAACGGTATTCAGATTGTTGCTACTAAGTTTAATGCGGCAACAGGTAAGTACGTATCTCAACCCCTTGTTGAGATGGATAATGGTCTTGGTCCACAGGGTCAAGAATGGCTTGCTCAAATAGCAAACATTCAAATGATGATTAAGGATCTTATGGGTATTCCGGATGCGATGGCCGCAAGCCCAGATCAATCGGCGGAACGATTAGTTGGAGTAATGGAGGCAGATTACGTTGCCGGAAATCATGCCAACTGGCCTCTTCGCGAGTCTGAGCGTCAATTCAAACAGAAACTTGGTGAGAGAATCATTCACCAGGCTCGAATAGATATTGAATATGACCCTAAGATTCGAGAGTTTTATGAAAGCGTTATTGGTGAAACTATGGTTAATGCACTTGATGAACTTGAGGGCTTATCATTAGATCAATTAGCTATTACTTGCAAGGTCCTTCCAAACGAAAAAGAAAAGAGCGCTATTCTTCAACGTGCCATACAGATGTCTCAAATGCCAACTAAGGATGGAGCCGTTTTATTAAGTCCTTCAAGCGTAGAGCGTGTAGCCCAGCTTTTGAAGAATGGAGATGTTGATGAAGCGCTTTGGTTCATGGCTACTGAAGAGACGGAAGCCCGTCAGCGCGAGGAACAACACGCACAAATGATGTTGCAGCAGACAATTCAAGGTCAGCAACAGTCTGCACTTATGACTGAGGAGGCTAAACGTCAAACTGCAATGCAGCTTGCTCAGATTGAAATCATGAAACAGCGTGAGATGGCTAACATGGAACTTATGAAGGAACAGGAGATGGCCAAGATTAAAGCTGATTCAAACTATCAGGTTCAGTTATTGAAAGGAAAACAAGTATTGGAACAAATACAGCTTGAGGCAACCCTCGAAGCTCAAATGGGAAATGAAATAACAGGTAGAGTATAAAACATATGGAAAACAACGAATTGAACAATCAAGAAGAATTGGTTAACGAACAAGTAACCAATCAGGTAAACGAACAGGTTAATGAAGAAGTAGCGCCACAGGAAAGTCCTTGGTTTGCTGCTTATGGTTACGACAATGAGGACTCCTTTAAGAGTGAGTTTGAACAGCTTCGTTCATACAAGAACCTTTCAGATGAGTTAAATCATAAGCAACGCGAAATAGAAGAAGGTCTTGCTTTGTTGCAAGATGCTGATGATCCATTTGGCGGAATCGAGGAAGCTAAGACGATTGTGGCCTTTGGTAAAAAGGGTATTAACTCGTCTATAGCGAATCAAATCGTTTCCTCTAACCCGGACAGTTTGATGGAAGATCCGCTCAAGGCATTGGTGCTTGCGGAGGCAGTAAAGAATCCAGATAAATTCAAGCGACTTGGCCAGTCAACTATTGAGGAGGCCATTCGTGAAAAATATAACTTAGGAGAAGGTGAGTATTATGCTACAGCCCTTTTAAAGTCTGATGCAATCGACGCAATCGAAATGATTGAAAAGACTAAAAAAGATGTTGAAACAGTGAAAAATCCTTATACCTTTGCGAAAGAGCTAAAGAGCCAAACAGAAAAACAGATTGCGGAAAGACAGTCTATAGCACTTGCCGAGGCAGAGACCTACGCCAAGCAGCTAAAGGAGGTCCCATACAAATTCGGCGATACGGAAGTTTCGTTACAAGTTTCAAACGAAGAGGTCGAATCGATTTTGAAGTCGCAGTATGCAGGTTACTTAGGTCAAGCCTTTGATACTACCACAAAGGAAGGTAAACAAGCGGTACGTGAATGGTTAACGAACCAAGTCCTCATTCATAAGGTTCAGTCTGGGGATCTCGGAGTTCAAATAGCTAAATCACTTACGGCTCAAACCGAAAAAAAGGTGGTAAAAGAAGTTTACAACGGTCAGCCTAAAACGCCAAACCGTGTAGGCAAAACAGCTGTTGATCAAAAAGGATTGACTGCCGCTCAAAGAGATCTCATGGAGCGAGGCATTCCTTTCCCGTCACAGGCGCTAAAATCATAATTAACCATTAAAAAAATTTAATAAAATGGCATTTGTACAGAGTCCCACCATCAATCCGTTAAGTACGGGTGCGATGACCTTTGGGGGCATCCAGAACAACTGGGATGCAATCATGGAAGATTTCGATGCGGTAGCATATCTTCCTTTTGGTGATGAATATTTTGATGCGATGAACCAAATCATGAACGCTGTGGGTAACCGCGAAATCGCGAAGAACCCTAAAGTTCGTTGGTTTGAGTTGACTCGTATGGAAGCTCCAATTACTGTAACAGCTACCGGCGCAGGCCCGTACACAGTAACTTTGGATGCTGCAAACGTTCAAACTGTTGGTGGTGTTGACTATTCTTGGCCAGCAATTGGTGACATTTGGAGAGACGCAAGCACTGGTGCTTTGTACCAGATCACAGCTAAGTCTGCTGCCAACACGGTTACCATGGCTGCGTTGATCACAACAGGCGCTGCTGCTC